CATTAAAGGCCGGTAGATAGCATCCTCCTCTTTTGCCCCGCCGGGAATGATGATGTAGGGGATAATTGGAGAGGTCAGAAAAATGGCCTCGCCTTCTTGCTCGTACTCAATATTTGTATTGCCCTGGGTGGGGTCCTTCTCTTTTTGAACAAAGTAGCGATAGCGAACTCTTCCCCCCTCGTAATCCCAGACCTTCACTGCTTGGCGTTCAATCTCAGTAAATTCATCATTCGGATCGGGCTTTTTGTCAATGCAGGTAATCTGAAGCAAAGAAAGTTGTCTACCGTAATCAGATTCGTCCAACATCGTATCATTGTTAGACTTGAAGCGAATATCCAGAATCGTACTAGCCAGCACTGGCACAAAATAGGGCCGGGCATTGGGGTATTGCGCCTTCTCTTCTGCCTTGGAAAGCCCTGGTGGGATTGTGGGGTAATCAATTAAAATACCAGCCCAGCCACCATCAACAGCATCGCTGAAGATGTTGCGGGTAAAAACCTGGATGTCATCACCTTCCAAGTTTGTATTTTCAAAAAACTTTTTCCATTCGGGGCCATCGCCACCGGAGACTACGATTTTACGACGCAAAGCCGTGCCGACAACTAGATTGCGGAGATGGGTGTAGACAGGCTCAAATGAGCTATAGGCACGACTCAGCCTTACTTCGTAAGATTCTTCTTCTTCGTATGGATTGCTTTTCAAGTATTCGCAAGCAGCTTCCTCTAGGTAGTATTCGGGATTCTTGCAATACTTAATTACCTCGATGCGGTCCAGATGCCGTGCCATCGCCTTGGAGGGTTCGCCTAACTTGCTCACGGGGCTGAATCAGTGGTGCCTTTAGTCAGTCTACAGGGCCAGACCCTTGAGGGCTGTCATGTCGCTGGCTAAGCTAGGCGGTCGGCGCTAATGTGGGCGCACTGACAGATTAAACGATGGCCGGAGGAAAGGGGCTCTACGCGAATATCGCGGCCAAGAAAAAACGGATCAAAGAGGGCTCGGGCGAATCAATGCGCAAGCCAGGCGCAAAAGGCGCCCCCGATAATAGTGATTTCAAGCGATCAGCTAAGACCGCTAAAAAGAAAGAAACCAAGAAGGGCAAGAAATGACTATTGAATACAGGGGGGAAACATTTGATGGTTACAATAAGCCAAAGCGCACACCAAATCATCCCACCAAGTCGCACGTAGTTCTCGCCAAAGACGGCGATACAGTCAAGCTCATTCGCTTTGGTGAGCAGGGTGCAGAAACAGCGGGCAAGCCCAAGGCCGGCGAGTCAGACAAGATGAAGGCCAAGCGCAAAAGTTTTAAGGCGCGTCACGCCAAAAACATTGCAAAAGGCAAGATGTCTGCTGCATACTGGGCAGACAATGCCAAGTGGTAGTAGTTCACACTTTTGCCATTGTCACGCCTTCACCCTGCCCTTGATATTTGCCCTTGCGGTCCTCATAAGTGACATCGCAAGGCTCGCCTTCTAGAAACAGGACTTGGACGACACCTTCGTTGGCGTAAATACGGCAGTCGGCGCAGGATGAATTGGAAAGCTCTAGGGTTAGATGGCCTTCCCAGCCGGCTTCTACAGGCGTAAGATTTGCAATAATACCCATTCTTGCGTAGGTGCTCTTGCCCAGGCAGATCCCAGTAATGTTCGGAGGCATCTTCAGTTTTTCGCTTGCCACGCCCAAGCCATAGGAGTGACCTGGGAGGATGAAGTATTCACCGAACTCATCTTCACGTAATCGAGCAGTTTCCAAATTGGCTGGATTAAACGCCTTGGGATTCATAATTGTGCCGGGCACATGCTTAAACACCTTGAACTCCTTGGGTGAGAGGCGAAGGTCGTAACCAAAAGAACTGGTGCCGTAGCTGATAACGAAAAAATGATCCCACTTCGCCAAGCCCGGTGACCCGCAGCTTGACAACTCTCTGATCAACAATGGTTCAAACGGCTCAATCATGCCGAGTGCAGCTTGTTCTTTGATCCAGTGGTCGGATTTCAGCATAATGTGGTGAGGGATGCAGGATGGACTGAGGGTTCTTGACGGACGAGAATGGATGACCTGTCGCACGGCCTCACGAGCTTGGTCGCGGGTGAAGTGGCCCATGGATGGCCCTCAGCAGGAACTCAGGAACTGTAGCACACAAGCAAGCCGGGTGATAAGGGGGCGAAGGCAGGACGGGAAGGGGAGAGCTATTACAAGGCAAGGCATCTGGCTAGGTGTGCCCTGGCGCATTGAAGAATTAAAGGTGCGTCAAGATGACGCGCAACGAAATAGTGGTGACACCACGCTTGCTCATTTGAAACCCAAAAGGCTTGATCGCGTGTCACGAGCGATTCACGTATTCCAAGTGAAAAGGAGGTCGCATAAAGTAATGCTTGGTCAAGAGTTCGTTGTTCCTGCCAACCTGCGGCCCTCGTGCGAAGAACAAAAAGTCTGGATGAAGCGTGAAACCAAGGCGCTCCAGCAGCCACTGAAGTAGTGGCCGCTCGACAGCCACCTGCATACACTGAATAGTTTCCCTCGTAATGGGGTCAAAAGCCAGGATGTGTTCCTGTCGAACGCCATTTTGAACAACAAATACATTGCGAGCTTCGGGATCAGTTCCGTAAATCATTATGAGTTAGGTAACGGGTTGAAGGCGGTCAGCATAATGTCTTTGGGAGTACACTTAAAAGTAGCGGCCAGCTGCTCAATGGCCACCTGGACGCATGTAGACGGGTCGTACTGAGTAAAGCAAAGTGTTCCGTGATACTGCATAGTGGCGCCCGTTGCGGGGTCTACGCACATTGCAGCGTAAAAGAAAGAGTGTTTTGCAGTGGTCATAGTCATTCTTCGCGTCCGAAGGGAGTAACGGTGGGTGTTAAGCGTTTAGGGCTGCGGCCACTTTTTGAGCCAGGTCTTTCTCGGTGCCGTCGTTAATAATGACTTGATCGAACTCAAGATCATCCAGTCTGCCCTCGCTTTCGTGTCCGCAGGTTTCAACCTCGTGGCCAGGGCGAACGATCCTCCACCACTGACCACCGCGCTCACTGATTGCCCTTGCCTCACCCTCAAAGCGCATGTCATCAGCCACCACCGAACACCCGAACGAAGAGGACGCCCAAGCCACAACCCAGCAATCAGGGTGAATCAAGTTACGAGCCATGTCAGTGCCAACCACTTGCATGATGCGCCTACCAGTAGGTTTGCCGGGGATGCGATCAATTGGCACGTTCTTGGCTTCATACAGGTAGTATTCAGCTTCCTCCTTGGAATAGCCGAACTGCATAATAAAGGTAGTGGAAACACTCTTGACCGGCGCAGCGAATGGTTGCACCGCAAAGTCGTGTTGCTTGACCAAAATCTTGGCCACAGTCGATTTGCCGCAGCCAGGTGCGGATGAATACAAGCCGATCAGTCTGGTCATGGTCCTTGTCTCCGGGCGAACGAAATAAGGGCTTGCATGGTCAAAGGATCGAGACCAAGCAAGGGTTGCGAGTAGTGATTGTCCAGTCTCAGCTCAATACAACCATTGTCGTATGAGGCGTAAACATTATCACCAAGGTACTCTCGCCTGCTTGCGGTGCTGCTTGGTCGGTGTCTCATGGCTGACTCAATAATAGTGTCAATATCATCTGAGGGCGGTCCCATAAAGCTTTTACTGCCAGCATTCTTGGTTGGGCCAGCCAACCGTAGCACAGAAGGGGGCTGGTGGCGTAGATTGTCAGTACCAGCGTTAGACCATGCCTTTCCAAACCCTCGAATGGCAGCGCAAGGCACTCGCCGTACCAGAAGAATACGACCTCCTCTTGTCAGGGGGCCGGGGTGGCGGCAAAAGCGCCTTCCTGCCCCTCTTGATCGTGCGTGATGCCGTCCGCTTCGGCTCCAGCTACAAAGGGGTGGTGGTCAGGAAGGACCTCCTAGGCCTGGGCAAGCTAATTGATGAAACGCAGGCGGCAGTTGCTCGCACGCCAGAATTACGGGATTCAAAATGGCTTAAAAGTGAACGCACCTACCAATTCAACCTTGGTGGCTGGCTTGTTTTTCACTGGATTTCAGACGATCGAGCCTACGGACGTTTTCAAGGTGTCGATATTACCCACCAGTACATAGATGAGTCAGGTCAAATGGCTGACCCCAAGCCCATCCTAAAGATGCGCTCATCTATGCGTAGTACGGATGTCAACGTAAAAGTGAGAACAATTCTCACCTGTAACCCGAACAACCCTGGCTCGTGGTGGCATTTTGAGCATTTCATTCGCAACATGGTGCCCTGGCACCCTATGTTTATACCACTTTTTCAGAAGAAGTTTGTCTATGTCCACAGCACGCTATTCGATAATGAGTACATCCAAAACAAAGAGGAATACATCAATCAGCTCAAGGCATCTTGCCAGTTTGATGAGGCCAAGATCCAATCAGAGGTTTATGGTAGCTGGGAGAAAATCTCTGGATCATTCTTTTCACACGTTTTTGATCGTATGCGAATCGAGCTGCCCTGGTGTGGTGGGCAATTGCTGGATCGAAATGATGTAACTGGAGAAAATTTCTGGCTTGGCTTGGACTGGGGAACCGAAAAGCCGGCCTCATTGCAGCTGTATTTCAAGGCGCCTATTCAAATGGCATGGCCAGTATCTGATGATGAAGGAAATGACATCATCATTGGGGCCAATTCAGTAGTCAAGATTGACGAATACTACTCAGCATTGAAAGATGAGGATGGTGCCTACCAATGGAACAAGGGGGACTTTACGCTAACAACATCAAAAATGGCTCGTTATGCGCAGGAATTATGTGAGCGAAATGGGCTTTCGTTATCTTTCAATGCCGAAAATGAAATTCCAGTGCTACAGCGTATCGCAGACGCCCAGATCGGGGCCAACACTGGTGGGGAGGATGGCTCGATTGGGGCTCAGATGGGTCGATTTGGCGCAGAATTTAGCGCTGGACCAAAGGGTTTGCGTAGCGATGGGTGGACTTTGATGACTACGATGATGCAAGCCGCTGGTTCTCCGGTGGAGGCAGGACTATATGCAACTGAAAGGTGCTTGTCGTTCTGGGCTTGTACTCCGATGCTTGTATATGATCAGCGCAATCCCCTTGACATCGACTCAAATGGCCCCGACCATACTGCCGACGCGGACAGGTATGTATTAAAAGCAATCGAAAAAGGCGGTGGCAGGATGTTTGCTGGGCCGAGGGTGCGATAAGATGGGGAGAAGCTCACCCCACCGACAATGAAGAAGAGGTCTGTCAAGCTCGGTCGGGAGGCAAGCTAGTGGCTGGCGTGAAGGCTTCCATGGGCAAGGAGGAGGCCCGCTGGCGAGCTGAGGCCGACTTGGAATCACTGAACCGTGCTCAAGAGGTCATGGCAGATCCCACTAGGCTAAACAAGGCCAAGGCTATTGCTGCCCAGCGAGCCGCTGAGACAGCGAAGCAGGCGGCCAAGCTCAGGAAGATTTCAGGGACAAAGCCAGCGGCTAAGCGAGGAAGGTAGATGGACTTTTGTAGCTAACTGGCACCACGCACGGTTTCAAACGACAAGCCCAGCAACACTACGGGCCGCTTGTTGTCAATTGATCGGCTTATTACCGCCCTCGACACAAAGAACTCTTTGGCCGTCGCTTTCCTGCTGGGCCATGTCTGCCCTGTCTCAATACATCGAACCCTGCAAGCAGTTGCTGGTCGAACCGGGTGATGCTCCACTATGGAATCGACTAGGTCTCGATCCTCAAGCAACATAAACAACACGTCAGAGTCAAACCCGGCGAATACCTCAGGCATCTCTCTAGCCAGTCGCCGCCATGACTGCCTGCTAATAAATCGCTTCCCCTCACTCCTATGCGGTTCAAGGATGTCACTGATTTGCTTGTCTTCTAGCCACTGGTCGATTCGATAGTAATGACATCCAAGAATACCAGCTGCGCCGCGTACAGTAGTCCATAGACCTACGCGCACACTGCGGCAATACCCTATTTTTTGCAGTTTTTGTGCAATCGCTTTCTCCGTGCGACTTGGCCATCCCTCATGCGTCGCCTTACATTTCATACTGCGAACTAATACACCAAATGGAATATCGCCGGCAAGTTTCTCCAGGTGATCAATCTCGGGCTGGGTCCAACGGCTCATGCGGGGGTGTCGTCCCAATCGGGGTGAAGGAGTGCTGTTGAAATGAGATACTCAGGGAAGAGTTCCTGGGCAGTAGTAATAGCATCAGCTGGCCCGCGAGCGATGATGCCAATGCGGATAGGCTCATGGCCCTGCCGGCGTGCGGTAACGGTGTAGGGCAGGTGGGTCACACCTTTACCCTTTTAATCGCACAGCATCGCTTACAGGCATACACCCGGTAAACAATGTCTGGCAGGTCTTTGTCTCGCGGGTCAGGCTCGGACGTTAAGCGGATATACTCCCACCTATGAACGTGGCCATAAAACAGTAACTCGAATAATTTAATCATGGTGTTAATATGTCGGTGACGGCGGAAAGTTGGTCCATGGCACACGGAAAAAATGTTGGTGGGGGGGGAGGCCGGAGTAAGAAAACCCCCAGGCCCAGGCCAAGTGTAGCACAGTTTCCTGGAAAACACTTTCAGTTTTGGAAAAAAAATGGCGTCTCGACTGGTCTCCCGAGAATGGTTCTCATTCCCACCCTACCCCCCCCTATTGCGACTGATTCTCATTATCATTCCCAGGCAATGGGCACAATAAAGCCCGCCTAATTAGGCGGGCCTAAATATAATTGGGATTGTCAGAATTTAAGGCGCCATATCGGAAGGATCGGCTTAAGCTATTTCACTACTAGCTCAGCACTGCTAGCAAGTCTGCCTTTCGCCCTGACCTAGCTAGGGCCTTATGACCGGTCTGCCTGGCCAGCTTGCGCAGCTCAACTACTGTCAGACTTGCAAGCGGTGGAGCTGTGATAGTGGGTAGTACGGGGGCAATCCTGGTAGCCTGCTGATACTGAAGCACTGTACGGGAGGGGGCGGGCTTGATGCCCGCCAAGGTGTCGTTAGTGCTGTGAATGAATACACCTAGCATGAAGCCCGCAACGTAGACCGCAACAACTGCAGCGGCGATAGAATGGGCAATGCTGCGCAGTGTGGGCGACCAATCAGCCTTGAGAATGGCAAGCATGGTTGAGACCTTTTGAGTGGTTTACTTGTTAATACTAGGCGGGATCAAGCCCGCCTAGGTTAAGGCTGGATTAGGATTAGGCTAAGGTTAGGCTAACCTTTGCCTCGTCTTCAGCATAGGCTGATTCAATTCGCTTGTTACAATTATCGCAATATAAACCCGGATCTTCCCAGTTAACACCAACCGCAACTAGGCGCCAGCCATCATCACCGGCAGTTGTGCCGATCAACTTACGCTCACGCCTAGCGCAATCGCTGCAGCATATGCCACCGTCAGAGAATAGCCCGAATAGGGGATACCCACCAGGCCAGGCGTAGCCTTGGATTAATTGGTCAGCAAGTCTTAGGCTCTTGGATTGTATTGTCACAGCGAAAACCTTTAATAGTGGTTTGCTTGTTAATACTAGGCGGGATCAAGCCCGCCTAGGTTAAGGTTGGATTAAGGCTGGGCTAAGGTTAAATCATGCTGTCACCCTAAAATTGTCGGCAACACTAAAACACTGATACGGCATGGGATGATCGGAATCGAACCAATCCGGCCCGAGACAATAAGTTTTCACACTGCCTCCCGTGGTAAGGTGGCCGGCGCCGGGGGCGCAAGGGGAACAGAACGAGCACAGTGCGTAGAAAGGTGACTCTGTAACGAAAATATCACCATCAGAGCACACATTAAAAACTAGACCATCTTTGCTGTATTGGTATCTAGTGCAATCTCCGGTAGACTCTATATTTAAGTCTAGATCGTCAATAATAGATTCTGCAATCTCTTCAGAGTTGAAACTGCAGCTATAGTCTGTTAATACAGACTTAATGGCAGTCGACAATTCTGATTTAAGATTGTCTATTGCGTCATCATGGTCTAGGTCTGTGCCGGCAATGATAATCTCATCCCAGGCAAAGCTTGCCAGGTCTCTACAACTAATAACACCATAACGGATACCAGTATCCGTATCTATATTGGTCTGCCCCATGCCGTAGTCGATGCCAGAATTAGCCATGACAAAAACCTTTGATAGTGGTTTGCCTATTAATGGTAGGCCAGGGAGCCTACTATTAAGTTAAGAGTAGCTTAAGATTGGGTTAAGGTTGACTTTGCCTCTCAGCAACTGCCAAACACCGCTGACAGCATAGGTTGCCAGGGTTGCGCATAGCATCGCGCGGAATCCAGACCCTAGGATCGACCAAACCACACAGCGCCTTACCGGTTTGAATGTAGTTTGCTGATAGGATATGGGCGGAATGATGGCGCAATGAATGGGTCCGCTGAATAGCCTTTTGTTGATGCCAGGTTAATAGTTCCATGAATGAATTTTTGAATGAATGAATTTTTGAATGACTTTTCAGCTATAAAAGTTACCAATACGAAACTCGCATAGAAGTTCATCAAGTATAACCTCAGCCACATTGGCGCGGTCTTGAATGGTGAATAGTTTATGCCATGGCTCCCTCATGCTGCCATGCTCCCTATGGTAGTCTTTAGCAACTGATACCAGGGTATACTGCCTAAGCAGTTTTAACCCTGAATCATAAGTAAAGGTGCCTTTCTTGAATTTTCTCTGTAAATTTAAGAAAGCTGGCAGCATATACGCCCTGTGAATGTTCGAGTCGGTTTTAGCGTAGAAGTAAAGCTCTCTAGCGGTGTGGCCAAGATCGGATAATTCCATGGAAAACCTTAGGGGTGAATAGTGGGGAGCCTTGCAGCTCTCGTTAATGGTAGCACGGGAACGGGTTAATGGGCCAGATACAGCGGCAAATTATCACCGGGATTCTCCGCTAGGTCGCTAGCATGTACCCATAACAACCGCTGCAGGTTGTTATGGTGGTTGCATAGTTGCGCCTTATCCCAGGTGCCATAGCCCCTAAGATGCTCCCTGATCAGCCACGCGGGACCATCGAAGTCAAGTTCTTCAACCCAATAGGCTACGGCATCATCTTTAGCGCCTGGCCCCTTCATATCATCGACGCATTCCTGGGGCAGATCTTGGATCATCAGCCGATCTTCAAACCAATCATTCTTAAATGCCATGAATGCCTTAAGCGGGTTTACTCGTCAACAATAACACGGCCAAACCCTGTCAGGAGCCAATACTGGTTAAGAGTGGGTTAAGGTTAATACGTGCTAGGATCCGGGCTTAACCGTATAGGGGAAAACGTGTGCAACTGGCCGGGCAGACCCCCATGAATGGACCTGCCACGCGGCTGAAAACACCGGAAAGACACAAAGTATAATTTAGCAGCTTGAATGAATAAATAAATGAATGAATGAATGAATGAA